GTCTGAACTGTGTTTGATTGAGAGCCTGTTGAGCAAGAGCATTGGATTTCTCCAAAGCACTCTGACCAACATCACCAATGTTTTGATAGGCTTCATTGTACAAAGCACCACCACCAAGGAGACCTGCTCCTTGACCTATGGCACCTAAGTTATTACTAATGCCACCAAAAAGATTAGACCACAAAGAAGAAAAATCAAAACCAGCCATAAACTAAGATCTCCAAGTTAATAAGTTTTACCAATCAAGGTGTATATGTTAAATTCTTGTAGTGAAATTTGATCAGTTATAACAGCTTCAAGACCCACCACGATATTAGTACCACTACCGTTTGTGTTTATATTAGGCACAACGTATTGAGAACCGCCTGAGTATTCATCTATATTAAACTGACCTACATTGTAATAAGGAAATGCACCATAGCTTTGAAGATTAACTTGGTAGGACTTAAAAGAGCTATCGAATCCATATCCCCACTTGAAAGAAATATTTGTTGAATTACCACCAATGATAGTAGGTTTAATCTTTTTAAGGAATTTTAGTTTTGATGGGTCACCAAAGGTGAGATTGGGACTGTAGTATCTCATGATGTAGGTTGCACCCGCATCTGAGTACCCAGAGTACGTTGCAATACCAGAGGATGTACCAATATAAAGAGTACCATCCACCAGTCTCTCAAAACACTTTAGTTTATTGGTGGGCCATCGAGTTACTCTGTAAGAGCCATCCTCCAGTGTTCCTTTGACATCAAAACAATAGATAATGTTGCTTGAAGGGAAAAACACAAGATAAAAAGAATTCTCTTGGCTATAGCAAGAGGTTATTTGTCCTGTTTCATTTTTAATGGTAGAAATAATGTCAGTTTTAATGTTCCTTGAAAGATCATTCAAAGGTAATGATTTTTCTTGAATAGTCCTACCAAAGGACTTAAGACCCGAGTAGCTCATGAAGAGAACATCAGTCCCTGTGTATTGAACTGAGTCCCTTGCAACACAACCAACACCAGCTACAGTGTCATAAAGCTCCATAGTAGAAGGAGCCTCTGCACCTTGGTAAGTTACAATACTGTGCTTACCAAAGATAATCAAAAGGTTGTTGTGTGCTGCTAGTGCTACAATCTCATCATAACCATCAGGCCATACCTTAGTTATATCAATAGATCCACTGGTACCACCAGACCACTTTTGTCCATTAAGCAAGTCAGACCAATAGATGATAGTCTTATTGGAACTTGTGTCTGCTATCCATAGACGACCGTAGGCAGCAAGGACTTCATGTGCATAGGGAACTGTAGCTGAATAAGAAGGGTGACTGGACATCTTGGTGACAGCACCCAAAGCATTGCTGTACACCAAAGGCTCATGTCCTCTTTGGAAGAAGTAAATGTGGTCATTGAAGTCCACAATTTTCCAAGCATTCCCTGTGATGGTATAGGAGCCTGGGGTTGCATCGGTGAGGGTTGTAGTTCCCTTTAGAATCTTATTGTTACCCACTGAGAAAATAGCTGTGTTACCGCCTGAGTCCCTAAACTGTTTGATTGCTTGAATAAAGTCAGATCCCAAAGGGGTTGCTGAAGTGGTAACAACAGAATAGCCCTTCCTTGCAGAGATCCTACCGTACTTATCAATGACACAATTGTCTGCATAGGTAGCAAAGGAGGGGTCAAGGGAGAGAACTGAGTCTTCTGTGTTTAGCCCTCTAAAGCCAGGAGCCATTAGGTTGATTGTTTGTAGTGGTTGTGACATTACACTACCCTAAAGATTGTTTCTTCAGGATGATAGGAAGCATCCAATGCAATAGCATCAGCTAGATACTTATCTGCAATACCAAAGTATTCAACAGTGCTAGTTCCTCCAGTTTCCCCTCGCTCCCTAGCGGCAAAAGCTACTGCAAGGTGCATCACAGGAAGCCAAGGAACCTTGATAACATCTTCTCCTAGTGCAAGAGGTGCTTGCCTAACTACAGCATCCATTCTCAATGTATAAGCAGCATCAGGAGTGGGATACAGAATTATCTTCATGTCCCCATTGGCGTCCAGTTGGCTAAAACTGAAGTAAATAGGCTTTCCCTCCAAAGGAGTATCTGTGCTGTTATTTTGTACGTCAATCCACTCTTTAGCTTGATAAGGTACTGTAATGTTATTTGATGTGTCAAGAAGTTTAATATACTTGAAGTTATCACCAAAGCCAGTAAGAGTGTACTCATTTACACCATTGGAGGTGGTTATTGATAGGCTGGTTCTTAAAGCAGTCCAATCCCAAGCCTCCTCTATTGATACCTTGGCGTCATTTACAAAGTCACCAATCAAAGCAGCATAAGCATTCTGATTGATCACAGTGATCTCATCTTCCCTTATCCTTCTAAGGACATTGTTTACTAGTGTTAGATAGTTCATGCTACACCTCTTGAGTTGTAAAACTCTTGCAAAAGAATAGACAAAGGATCTGAAGCCGCAATCCGTGTTAGTTGTTGTATTTTTGGGTTGTAATCTATGGTAGCCATGAATGGAGTATATTCTTTGGTTGGAGATGCTATTTGTGGTTGTTGTTTTGAAGCGAATAATCCCGTACCAAGAAGCCCTGCAAATAGCTTTTGAAGATCAAAATTAGGAGTGTTTACATTAAGATCTGGTTTTTGTAGCTCGTCTAAAGGATTAGAGACAGGCTTTAACAGCTCTTGAATAAAGCCTTCTGCATTCTGGTAAGCATCTTGTACAGCACCTTCTACATTTTCATAAACAGTCTGCACTGGTTTTTCTACAGCCTCATAAGCAGTCTGCACTGGTTTTTCTACAGTCTCATAAACGTTTTGTACAGCGCCTTCTACATTTTCATAAGCATTCTTTAGCCATTCAGGTACAGGAGGCAGATTAAATTCTGAACTAGGTAAGTTAAAATCAGGCAAGTTCAGCGAAGGTAAGTTTAGATCAGAGGCTATGTTAAACAAGGAGGACGTACTAGGACCACCAATGTTTGCCAACAAGTCAGATACTTGTACATTCTCTACAATGTTCTGAAGACTAGGCGGCAAAGGACTAAGAACACCTGATTGACCTACAGTCCCAAGGTTCATATCCCCAAGAAGTCCTCCTACAGCAGACAATTGATCTTCAGGAAGGCTTACACCAAACTTGAGTGCATCAGCTAGGTTAAGCCCTTCTATGCCTTTAGCAAGGGTGCTAGTCCCAAGATCAATACCAAGAGTATCCCCAAGAGTTCCACTTAGGAGACCACCAGGGGCACCTGTGTAACCAAGGACACCTGCTGTAAGAGCATCTTTGATGTCTCCACCAGAAGCTAATGCAAGCCCTGCTTTACCTAATCCTTGACCAAGGGCTGTTTCAAAGAAGGTAGGTGCTGCTATGTTTAGAACAGGTGCGGCTATAGCTGAAGACCCAGCAGGAGCAAGCAAAGAAGACGTTATAAGATCTGTATTAATACCACCCAAAGGAACTGAGGGTGCATTAAAATCAATTGCTGGGATGTTAAATTCTGAAGTAGGTGCTGCTTGTGGTCCTGCCAACTGACCAGCAAGATAAGCACTACCACCAGAGATAGCAGCAGCCTTAAGTGCGTCCTCCCAATCAGCCCCTGATAGTTTTGTAGTGGTTCCACTGGCAAGGGCTGATCCCAATGCTTGTCCACCAACACCAGGAAGAAGCATGTTGCCTATTACAGCACCAGCAGTGGTGAGTGCTGCATTTACAACAGGATTAGCCATTGCTTGCTGGAACTCACTGGGATCATTCTCAGGGTTCCAATAGCCACCAATGGAAGGACCGTACTGCTGAAGGTCTGCATACGGATTATCTGAATACTTCTTCCTCTTGGTGCCATAGGAGAAGTGTGCTTCAAAGTCCTTAAACCCTACACTTTTGGGAAGATTGAATTGATCTCGAATATCGTTAATCTTTTTTGTAAAGGCTTCTTCTGTGTACCTGTCATTTCTGTAGTCCAACCAAGCAAGCTCAGTCTGTTCATCAGCGGACAAATACTTTCTAAAGTCTTCGTTGTCAGTGTAATACTCGTACCACGTCTTGATGTCATCAGCTACTTGAGCACCTTCCCCTGAAGGTCTGAAGGGGAGATACATGTCACCAATCTGCTCAGGTCTGTTGGTGGTTACATAACCGGGTGTTTGGTTAAGTTTAAGCATCTCACTGTAGCCTACACGAGTACCACTAGGGGTTGCCAAGGGTGACTCATAGGTTCTACCACCAAAGATGTCCGTTGCTCCTGCAAGGTTTATGTCTGGGTTTACAACATAAGCAGGAGTGTAAGGATTAGTAATAGTACTGGTTGTTGCACCAGGCACACCAAACATTCCTGAAGCACCTGCAATAGCTTCCAAGTTAAGGTTGCCAAGAACCTGTGAAAGGTCCACAGGGGCCACAGGAGGCACTACAGGGGCTGTAGGGGCTGTAGGGGCTACTGGGGTAGCCACAGGGGCTACAACAGGCGCAGGAGGCACTACAGGAGCCACAGGAGGCACTATAGGGGCTACAGGAGGCACTACAGGGGCTAATGAGGGTATGTTAAACATCCCTGTGTTTCCCTGAGTTAGTGCTGCCAGTGCAGCCAGGTTAATGTTTGGAAGAGAAAGATTAGGAACCATCTTTATTGCTCAATACTGATTTAGTTATCTTCTCCGCTGACCTACCTACAACATAACCACCCAGACCCAACTGAAGCAGAGACCATGCTTCATCCCTAAGTGGACTGGAGAGAAGCCCAAGGCTATCTCCAACACACAAAGCAAGGAATGTAAGCATGGTCACTGGTCTCCAAATAGCTGTGAGCCAATGTTCTGACTTAGCCTCTGCTTCAATGATCTTTGCCCTAGACTCAAAGGAGTCCTTCTCGTACTGAAGCACCTGGTCAATGACTGCTGCTTGAGTAACCAAGAGTCTCTCTTTGTGTTGTAGCTTTTCCTCTTGACTAGTGTGAACTTCATCAATGAGTTCTACAGCAGGCTTAAAGATGGACTGAACGAGGTTAAGTAGTTGCATTGTTACTCTTGAGTTTCTGACTCTTCTTTAGTAGGAGGCAATTGCTCTTCAGCTTGTTCCTTAATCTTAACCATAAGAGGGAAAGCACCTGACTTCGTAGGGAGATCCCCAAGAACCTGAAGAATCCCATTAACCTCTTCAATTGCAAGACTCAGTGTAATACTCATTTATTTATCCTTAAGTGGGGTTGTTGTTACTACTCTCAAGAACAGGTTTACCAAAGAACCTGCCAAGAGAATAGTAGCAGTAGTCTCAAGTCCAATCAAGGTTGTCAAATGAGGTCTAAGGAGTTCTAAGGAAGCTAAAAGAGCTAAAAAAGTATTCCACCAAACAGTCTTGCTTCTTAAGGCACCTTTGAGATGATCTAAACTCATGGTGACCACGGCAAGGGAGGGGTTTCAACAACAGGGTTGATTTTCGCCTGAATCTGTGTTTCCACCGCAGCTTCAGTAACGGCTTTGTCTACCCCGTTAATCCAGATCCAACCCAACACTTGATCTTGAGTCAAGTTGGCGTAAGGAGTAAAGGAGGAAGTTGGCAAAGGCACAGCACATACACCATAAGCACTATCAAAAAATTCCTCATTCTGACCCAAGCAGGTCCAGTGGACATTAAAAACAACCTCGCTATGTCCGTCTTGTTGAACGTATACATCCATCTCGGCCACAGTCCAAGTATGTTGTGTAGTCATAATAATCCTCTTAGTTACTTTCTAGTGCGGCACACGAGTGTAGAGTGATTTTGGTTCAAATAAGTCTCAAAAGAGACCAAGTTACAGTACCAGAGAGCCCGCTTGTCTGTGTAACCTGTAAATCTGATCCATTTAGCGACACAGTAAGATTTGTTGCTGTAATGATATTTGTGTAGTTATCCGTATTACCTCCACAGCGAAGAAGCCCTAAAACAGTGTAGTAGGAACCTACATCAACGGAAATAAGGGTGACCGTTACCAAAAAGGTACTAGATCCTGCTGCTGATACAGACAGGATCGTTGTTGCTGTGTTATTTGCTGCTGAAACCGTTCCATTATTAGACGTGATCTTTCCTACAACTGTATTTTTAGTGTTTGTCTGGCTACCGGTGGTGGCCGTAGTCCCCACCAAGAAATCACCACTACCTGTGATGCGGGCTCGTTCTGTAATAGAAGCGCTTGTGTAAAAAGCAAGCCCATCAGTTCCTCCAAATCCTGCCTGTCCTATACCCCACCGTTCCGTTCCGCTATCATAACCACGAATTAAAGAAAACCCTGTAGTTGTTGTATTTAATGCAATATATGCGCCCGCTTTCTTTAGTTCTAATCCGATATTGGGAAGAATGGAGTTAGTCCCAATGCCCACGTTCCCATTACCTGCGATGCGGACGCGTTCTGTTTCATTCCCAGCCGTAGTGCCAGTTACGAAGGCAATACCACCCCCTGATTGATAACTAGGAGACTTTATCCCCGCCGTATACGAATCATCGCTTCGGGAATATTTCAATATCCAAGTGTCAGCGCCGTCATTCTCGTTGTTAGATAATCTAATTTTTCCCGTACCCACGGAAAGACCTAGACTTAAAGTCCAACCAGTAGTGTTTGTAGACGAAACCCCCAAGTTCCCACTCGCATCCAGCGTCAT